TGGTTACTACAAAAAAGGGGGTGTGTATATGCCATCGCTCGTAGCAGAAATAGGAACAGTTATCGAGCAACATCTGGTTGCAACGGGTGTGATTAAAGTTGAAGTAGACGCACATCAACAGGCGTACTTAGAAGCTAAGAAAGAAGAAGTTGGTGAAGAAGGTTTAAAAAATGCTGAGCTATGCACATCATGTAATACCAAGTCCTTAGTGCTTATGGATGGTTGTGTTACTTGCGTTAGTTGCGGCTTTTCGAAGTGTAATTGAGGTGAGTTATGCGAGTAAGACAAAGAGGATTCAGTCGATGGGATGTGAAATGGCGCAGTTTTAAATACGCGATGTTTACTAGAGATATGAATATGACGCATATATTTAGAAAAGAACGCCCTGATAAAGTCCGTGCGGTACTAAAAAGAATAGGAGCAATCCGATGGTAAATGATTTGTACGAAGAAGAAATAGAAAAAATTGAGCATAAACATAACAATGTTGGTTATCTATACAAGCAAAAAGATTGCTATGGTGATATAGAAACAGTGTTTAGCTTTGATAAGCCTTACATAACATGGCATGACGTTACAGATGTTACTCCTGTCTACCTAGCACCACCAAAACGTGAACCTTTGAGTGATGATGAAATTTTTAACATTGGATACAATGCAGGATTCACTCTTGACCATGTTAAAAATGATGAGGGTTCTGTCTACGGCTTTTTAAACGAGTATGGTTACATTGATAATAATCCATATTTTAAGTTTGTCAGAGCAATAGAAAAAGAACACGGTATTGGAGTAGAAAATGAAAATTGAAATTAAGAAGCTAGACCAAAAAGTGATACTACCGGCTTACGAAACAGCAGGCGCAGCGGCTGTGGATTTACGCGCTAACATCACTAAGGCAATCAAACTTGATCTTGGCGAAACAGCATTGATCCCTACAGGCATTGCAATCAACATCAATGACGATAAAGTGGCAGCGGTAATCTTACCTCGTAGTGGTCTTGGGCATAATCATGGTATCAAACTCGGCAATAGTGTTGGCTTAATTGATAGCGACTACACGGGAGAGCTTAAAGTGTCAGTAAAGAATACAGGTACTGGTGTGTACAAGATTAATCCGCAAGATCGCATTGCTCAAATGAAATTTATCCCAATAGTGCGAGCAGAGTTTATTGAAGTGGAGGAATTTAGCGCAGTGACTGAGCGTGGTGCAGGTGGCTTTGGGAGTACAGGTAATGATTAGTACAACAGCTTATATTTTAATTAGCACTCTAATTTCACAAGGTAATGTGACACAAAGCACATCAACATTTGCAGACAAGGTATCATGCGAATCAGCGGCAGTTAGACAGGACTTTGTTCTTAAATCTATGGGTACTCACTTTACTCGCTGGGATTTAACCTGTCATCCTTATGCACTTAGTGGAGAGAAGAAATGAAACTAAAAGTTAGTGAGGATGAGCTCTACCCAATATATGATATAGGTGATGGGTTTGGTAGAGAGGTTGAGGTTAGTGAAGAGTTTTTTAAAGAGTTTACAGAGGTGATGGATAAGTTCTGGAATATGCAAATAGAGTTAGAAGAACTATATCGTACTGCACCTGATGAGAAATCTCCTTATACTTTTGGTACTATGCCTGAGTTTACGTGTGATGAGGTGGAGAAAGATGAGGTTGATGAAAGAGGCTTACTGATATTTAATGTAAAAGATAGATACAACTTCTCGTGGGAGGACAAAATATGAAAGTAACCCTAGTGCAAAGCACACCCAACCCCGAAGAACACATCGGATTACTGGCAGGAATATGCTACGGTAAGACAGGTGAACAATCACCAGAGCAGTGCATTAAGAGAGCCTATCACTGCGTGACTAAAGGTCATCTATCTACACTACGCTTTGCTCATGCGACATTCTTAGTTGCAGACATTAGCCGTATCTGTAGTCACCAGTTTGTTCGCAGTAAGCATTTGGATTTCTTGCAACGTAGTCAGAGGTATTGCAATGAAGGTGAAGTAGCAGTGGTTATACCAGAATCAATTGAGTTTAAACTAGGTGACAAAGTAAATAACGCTGTGCAATCGTTAGCGTATCTATACCAAGAATTATTAGATGCGGGAGTTAAAAAAGAAGACGCAAGGTTCATTCTTCCACAAGGCACGGCAACAGAATTACTGGTAGTCGGTAACTTCCAAGCGTGGTATGACTTTATTAAACTGCGCAGTGGTAAAGAAGTGCAGTGGGAGATACGCGCAGTGGCACATGAGATTAACCAGCAGCTACATGGAATTGCACCAAATATTTTCAAGGAGCTTGAGCATGAATAGGCTATGCGAGGTATGTAACTTAATCAAAGAAGAGTCAGCCTTTAAAACAGATAGTACAATATGTAAGAGATGTGCAGTAGTAGCAGGAGTGCAAGACAGCTTGCAAAGACGCAAGCGCAGGGACGTTAGTTCACTAGACAACAAGATGTGTAGAAAGTTTTTACAGAACCATTTAATAAAACCGACAGGTTGGGAGTTAACATTATGAGTAAAATATCAGGGTTTGAGCCAGAAAAATTACTAATAGAAGGCGACCCGCATCCATATAACAATCCAGATATGGGTATTGTTGAGTTAGCTTTTATTAGCCCCGGAATAGAGTTATGGGCGTTTATTAATGCACTCAAAAGGATTGAAGATAGCTGTTTAGAAAAACTAGAGCGTTACCCTAATGCAAAACCTTCTAGAATATTTATAGGCACTAAAGAACGAATGCATGAAGACGGAGTAAAAACCGTATTATACGCTTGCGTATCTCAAAGACTTTGTAGCAGTACAGATACTGAGGAGACATTATGAACGACAAACCTAAAACAATTTACGATGCATACACACAGGGGCAATTATACATGGGTGACTCAGTACACGAAGCTAAAAAAGAAGACATGGTTAACGAGCCTCCACACTACAAAAATGGTAAACTAGAATGTATTGTTGCGATGGAAGCAATGCTTACGCCCGAAGAGTTTATTGGGTATCTGCGAGGCAACGCCTTTAAGTATATGTGGCGGTACCGAAACAAAGGTAAAGCACATGAAGACTTGCAGAAAGCGCAATGGTACCTGTCTAGATTAGTATTTATACATAACGAAAAATAACATGGCAACAGAAGACGGAAACACAGACCTCGCGTCACTGCATGAGGAGATGATGCGAGATAAACTTATCGCAGATATTTGTAGAGAAGCCGCAAAGATAGATACAACTAACCCCACCGGACTTTGCTGGACGTGCGGTGACTTTATAGGATACAAGAGGAGATGGTGTGATAGAGAATGCGCGGATATATTTGAAGCCGAAAATAAGAAAAATCGGTAGTTTGTGGGTCTGCTACACAGAGTGGAAGTCTATACCCTGTACTGCTTCAACGCCTCAGAAGGCTTACATGAGATGGATATGCAAAAATGAGCGTACCTAGTTTTACTTATAGTTCACTGAGCAGGTTTATTACCTGCCCTAAGCAGTACGAAGCACATCATGTTTTAAAGTATATCCCTTTTGCAGATACCTCAGCTACGCTGTATGGAAAAGATTTGCATCTTGCGGCTGAGAACTACATAGGTAAAGGTGAGGCACTCCCAGAGCGATTTATATTTGTTAAGAAGTTCCTTGATACTATCAATAACATCAAAGGCAGAAAGCTTTGCGAATATAAACTCGCGGTGGCGAAGGTAGGTACTGAGTATGAGTTCTGTGATTATGAAGCACCTAATAGGTACTGGCGTGGCATTGCAGACCTTGTCATCGTAGACGCAGATGCTAAGAAAGCGTATATTGTGGATTATAAAACAGGCAAGTCAGCAAAGTATGCAGACACTAAGCAACTAGCACTACTAGCGGCGGCGGTGTTCCTAGAGTTCCCGTATGTTGAGGCTATCAAAGGGATGCTACTCTTCGTAGTAGCTAACGAGATGGTAAAAGAAGAATATACATATGAGAATAGATTGGGTATTTTTGATAAACTAGCACCTGTATTAGCGCAACGGTCAGTAGCCTACGAGACGGGAGTATTTAATCCTATTCCTAACGGGCTATGCAAAAAGTGGTGTCAGGCTACACGGTGCATTCATAACGGTAACTATAAGGAGGGGTAATGCCCTACAAAGATAAGAAAGACAGAAACATTAAACGAGAATATGAACTAGAGAAGACTCGCCCTGGGGCGCATGAAGCTAGAATGGAGAGACAACGTGCTCGCCGTGCATATGATAAAGCGGGTATTGACCGCACTGGGAAAGACATAGACCATATCAAAGGCGTTAAAGCGGGTAACGGTAAAGACAACCTACGTCTTAGAGACCCAGAAGTAAATCGTTCGTTCCAACGCAACAGTGACCACACTATGAAGAAGAACGAACCGCCAAAGAAAGCTAAACCTAAGAAGAAATAATATGGAAGTATCCGTAAAGTCAGTGCAGATTATTGCAACGGAGTCTGGTTTACCTGAGAGTTTAGTAGAGCGTCACATAGACGCTCTATGTACCATGACTCTTAGAACGCGTATTAGTGAACGGAAGATGTGCCTAAACAAAGTAAGAGCATGGTACTTTAATAGAAGTACGAATAAGCCTCAGCTATTTGAAGTATTAGAAGATAAATGATTCGCCCCCTTAAGGGGCTGTATGGAGTGACAATGGAAATACAAGTTATTCAAGATAAGGTCTTGTCTATCAAGACCACTAACCCCGATGCTATTACAAGCGTCATTACAAAAAGTAAAATTAAAGATATTGATTTTGGTACGGTAGATGTGTGGGTAAACTTTGGGTTAGGTGAAGCGCATATCCTAAACAACATAGGTATTAAAAACGTGCCTTCACCTATTCGCACACAGTATACGTGGACAGGGATGTATAAACCCTTTGACCATCAGCGAGTAACATCAGAGTTTCTAACACTTAACCGAAGAGCCTTTTGCTTAAATGAGATGGGTACGGGAAAGACTAACTCTGTTATCTGGGCGGCTGACTATCTAATGAAACTCGGTGTGATACGCCGTATGCTTGTGATTTGCCCTCTATCTATTATGGATGCAGCATGGCGCAAAGATTTATTTAAGACAGCTATGCATCGGTCAGTTGAGATTGCACATGGTAGTAGAGAGAAGCGTGCTCAGATTATTAAGGGTAATGCAGAGATAATAATCATAAACTTTGATGGTGTTGAGATAGTAGAGAAGGAGATTGCTGAAGGCGGGTTTGATTTGATTGTAGTAGATGAAGCTACGCATTTAAAAAACGTATCGACTCGTAGATGGAAGACGATGAATCGTCTAGTTACTGCAGACACATGGCTCTGGATGTTAACGGGTACACCTGCAGCGCAGTCACCAGTAGATGCGTACGGACTAATTAAACTGGTTAACCCTAAGCAAACACCCAGAGCGTTCAATGCATTTCGAGATATGGTGCAGATACGCACGTCACAGTTTACGTTTAAGAACCGACCCGATGCAGAGCAGATAGTACACAGCTTTATGCAACCTGCAATACGGTTTACTAAAGAAGAATGCCTAGACCTACCAGAGCTAACGTATCAGACAAGAGATGTACCGCTATCTCCGCAACAAGAGAAGTATTACAAGATGCTCAAGAAAGAGATGCTCATGCAAGCGGCAGGAGAAGAGATTACTGCGGCTAATGCGGCGGTTGCTTTAAACAAACTATTGCAACTTTCATCTGGGGCGGTGTATTCGGATACTGGAGAAGTGATTGAGTTTGATGTGAAATCTCGTGCGGCAGAACTGCTGGACATTGTAGCTGAGACATCTCACAAGACGATTGTGTTCGTGCAGTTTAAACACACCATAGAGATAGTAGAGAGAATATTATTAGATGTAGGCTACAGTGTGGGAGTTATTCATGGTGGCATTAACGCAAACAAACGCTCTGAATTATTCAACGCATTCCAGACTTCACCTAACCCGCAGATTCTGGTTATCCAGCCGCAAGCGGCGGCGCATGGGGTAACTTTGCACGCGGCTAATACGATTGTATGGTGGGGCGTCACACTTTCACTGGAGACATATAAGCAAGCCAATGCACGTATTCACCGTGCAGGGCAAGTAAACAGATGTAGCGTGGTGCATCTTGTAGGTTCACCCGTAGAGAAGAAAGTCTTAAACGTATTAGAAGATAAAGGTGCGGCTCAGACTAAGTTATTGGATTTGTATAAAGATATTATCAGTTGACACAAGGGTTACAAGGGTGTACAATATAATCTCTTTCAAAGAAAGGCACGAGGAATCACATGAGTACAGTAAATGTAGAACAACTCGTCAAAGCTTACATAAAAATGAGAGATGCAAGACAGCAACTGCAACGAGAGTTTGATGAAGCAGACGATAGAATTAAACAGCAACAAGATGCAGTACAACAGGCTCTACTAGAGCTTTGCAAGGAGACGGGGACAGACGGACTTAAGACCTCAGCAGGTACAGTGACACGGACGGTTAAAACAAGATACTGGACAAGCGATTGGAACAGTATGAAAAACTTTATTAAGGAACATGATGCGTTTGAACTTATGGAGCAACGAGTGCATCAGACAAACATGAAATCCTTTTTAGAAGAAAACCCTAACCTCATGCCTCCAGGCATGAATATTGATAGCAGATATGCCATAACCGTTAGAAGGAAATGATATGGAACCGCAAGATGATGAAGAAGTATTTTTGACAACTAAACAAGTAATGGGGATACTAAACTGCTCTAGGCAGTATATTTCCAAACTACGAAACACAGGTAAATTAAGTTCTTACCGCAGAGGTAATGAATACCTATTAAGTGCTAACGAAGTAAAAGCACTAATCTCTAGAAAAACTACTATTGTTAAATTATCAGGAGCAAATACACATGGCTAACGAAATGAGTTTATTTACAACAGGCGCAGCAATCCCAGCACACTTTGCAAAAAGAGAGTTGAGTGAAACTACTAAGGCTCTTATGGGCGGCTCATCTGATGCTCGCCGCATCTCAGTAAGAGGTAACATCTTTCGCTTAACTGTTGGTGGTCAAGAGGTTGCTAAGAA